TTTTTTTAAAGCAGATTTAATTGCTTTTTCTTTCTTCTTGTCATCGTCTAAAGTCATAACGACAACATGTTTATCGAACCAATCTTTAGCCATTAAGCAGCTCCTTTCTCATATTTAGATTTTAAATGATCGTTAGCGACATGTTGTTTTTCAAAATATTTTTCAAAACCAACATCGGCTACTTGATACCAAACCTCTTTGAATCCATTACCTTTTGGATTGTCATAACAAACCACCATAAGATCTCCAACCATTGTAGATCTTTGATCTGTAGTAGGGATCACAGAAAAATTAGATTTATCTTTTATCCAACTCTCTTCAATATTCTGTGTTCTTGAATATAACTGTTCAAGATTTTCCTCGACAGTTATGTTTTGACTTGGAACATAAGTAGCAACATGATCCCAAACTTTGTGATCTATTTCTCCTTTAAATGTTTTGTGTATTAATCTGATTTGTTCAATCATTACGCAGCCTCCTTAATTGTTATCTTAGCTTTATTATTGTGTAAAATATTTCTAGCTTGTTTAATTGCTTTTTTATTTGTTCCACAATTTAAATTATGAATTTTAATATAATTTTTTGATTGATCTAATTTAGTAAAATTATACCAACCATTACTAATATGAATAACTATATTAGCCATTATGCAGCCTCCATTTCGTAGTATTGTTGACGTTTTAATTGTGCATTGAAAACTTCTCCCTCAAAATGATGCTGCTTTAATTTCTTAAGATTCTTAAACCAAGCAACCATAACAGACAAATCGTTATTCATTTTGTAAGTAGTAGTTTTTAATTTTAAATGAATCTTACCAACGTAATCGTAGTTATGAGATCCAGTTAAAAACTTTTTAACAAAAGCATTTAACCATTTACCTTTGTCAGTTTTGATACCAATCTTTGGTATTTTATATTCGCAATCTTTTTTGTAATTGCTGTAGCCAGTATTAAGATTTTTTTGAAACTTAATTATCATGCAGCCTCCTGGTTAAGTTTATTTTCTACTTCAAATAAATATCCATCTTTACCAAATGGAAATTTGAAATTTTCTGAGATCATGGCTTTTAAAGCATGCTGCCAACCATCATTTTTATTACAAACTTCTTTAAGTTTATTTACAAACTGATACCAAGATCTAACTTTTTCTCCGTTTACTTTGAAAGTTAAATCGTAATACTTATCTCCTTTAAAAGTTTCCATGATGTATTGCGCTCTTTGGTCATCAATGAACAAGTATTTAGTTTGTGCGATGTCATCTCTAACATTGTCATAATTATAAATGTCATTCATGCCATCAAAAGTACCTGCCTCATGTTTGATAGCGTAGTCTTTTAAAGTTTTAAGAGCATCATCTGTTCCAGTAAGAACTTTGACACTTACTGAATTACCCATAGAAAAGTATTGAGATGTTGCTGTGACTTTCATACCAAGATCCTTAGCTTTGTTTTTTAAAAGCTTAGCAACTTGAGCAGCTTGACTTAGTTTCTTAGTCATTTTACCTCCGATGTTTTGATTAGTAATTTTTTTGTGAACCATACATTTCTAATATAGGCATGATTGTCAATATGTCAATGCCATAATCGTAATTAATTGACAATAAGGCAAAGTAAAAAAGGCGTAGGGGAATCCTCTGCTAAAGCAGCAATTTAAACGTGGTTATAAAAGGCTAGTAATTACGCTTGTAATTTAACTAGCTGGTCTTGCAGCTGGATCACATCAACAAGTTTTGTGTGAGCCGTTTTTGAGAGAGCTGCTATACCTGGCGGGTAGATCCCGTCATTTTTTTTCTTTAGTCTCAGAATTTTTGCGTTCAGAGACTTTCTCTCTTTTTCCTTTTCCTGGATCTTTTGTTCCAGGTGTTGGTAGTGTGTTATCGCCATCGGTCTTTACCTCCTTTATGCGATTAAAATCATAGCTGATTGTTTTATCATCTATAATTATTTCAGCAGCGGTACTTGGCACACTTGCTTGGACCGCGCTATTCAGATCTTTAAAATTCTCATGAGCAGTAAAGCTTACGGAACCAGACCAGAATTTTTCAAATAGTTTACCCATTGGGATAATCTCTTTCTTTAATCATTTGTAGGTAGTGAATGGCTTTATTGATGTCTTTTATTTTGCCTTTTTTTTTATGTCTGCAGATGTATTTTATAGCGTTTCCCTCTGCAAAAGGCAAATCGTTTTCGTTAATAAATTCTGCTGGTTGGATCTTCATATTTTTATAATGATCTCCATCGACTTGCTCTTGCAAGCTCTCGTATATTACTGGTTTAAAATCTTGACTCATTGTCATTTTATTATTTGAATACTTCTTGATTTTCCTTTTAAGTTTGTCAGCCATCCTCTTGCTATTAATTGTTTAATATATTCATGAACACTATTTTTAGATTTAAGTTTAAGCGCCAGCTTAATTTCATCATAAGATGGCGCTATATTATTCTTAGAAATTTGTTTCTTGATAAACAAGTAAACGTTATTTTGTTTTTTTGTTAATCCAAATTTCTTAGACATTTCCCACTCTAAAATTGATCCGCAAATCCATCATCAGCTGCAGGTTTACTGCCTGTCTTTTTGATGGTAATTTTTAGATCTTTATTTTCTTGGATATAACAAGATGCCTCCATCCAGGTTCCATCTATAGTAAAATTCTTTCTATAAGCTTTACCTGTTTTTTGGTTCATCTTATCACTATCCACTAACACTAAGTCTGGTTTATTATCTCCAGGCTTTTTGTCAGCATTCCTTTTCATCGAAAAGGTACAGACCCAATTAGGATCCTTTGGTTTTTGAAAGTCAGCCATAAAATTATCCTCCTATTAATTGCTGTTTTCTATCCTTAAAAGCTTTGACGATTTCATCAAACTTTTGAGAATCTTTTGTTTTAAGCTCAGTTAAATATTTTTTATTTTTACTTGCGAGCTGATCCAAGTTTGCTTGTGATGCAATATTTTTAATTCTTTCTAAAATGATAGAGCTTATATTTAGATCTAAACCTACACTCTCATTGTTGTTTGTTTGTAAGTTAGGCAGCTCTTCATTAGAATAAACTTGACCATGAATCCCCAATGCTTTTAAGATTGCTCTATCAGCAGCTCTCTTTTCAGCAACAGATACTGGATACATATAGTCATTGTTAAGAGGAGAGACTTCTCCAAATGTAATATATTTTTTACCTTTAAATTCAGCTACAGCTTTAACTACAACACATCCTTTTTCTAAATTACAACTTTGTAAAAATGGTTCTACTTGGATGTCATATCTTGCTGCTAGTTTTTCTACTTCAAAATGTTTGATTGCAAACTTACCATTATCAATCTGCCACATACCACCATTAGCTCTAAGCTTAGCTAGATCTGTTTGTATGTTAGTTATATCTACTACTTTACCCATAAACACTTTCCGTTATCCAGGCAGTTTGAATAAGAAACAGCACCCGCTGCGGTGTGCAAACTATTCTGATCCGCCTGGACAACATCATTCGCATTTACTTTTATAACTAACAGGGAGAGAAAAATTACTAGCAATAGACAAAGATTCTTTAAACTAGCTTTTTTCTTTCGTGCGAATTTTTTTTCTAAAAGAATCTGCTGCATATTTAATACTTCTGGATTCTTCATAAACTCATTACCAATTCGATTACTTCTACAGTAGCTACTATTGCAAGCTCTATAGCCAGTATTGTATGATAGATATGCCATACGACTCCTTTGCTTTTTATTTTTTTCATTAATTTAAACCCCATAATTTTTTAGCTATATCCAAATGCTCTCCCATACCTTTCCAAAAGAAGTGGGTAAAGTCTGGAGAGATCTCTTCTACCCAGGTAGATTTACCTGCGTGTCTTTCCATAATTAATTCTCTTTCTTGAGCAACTCTATCCATCTTACTTAAATAAAGTTTTAAGTTTTCTGGTTTTAAATCATCGCAATTTTCTGGAGTAAAAATATTATAATTCTCCTCATTCATTACGAGTAAGTGTGGTTTCTTTTTTTCTTCACATGCAAAATAGTATGTGGCTACTTGTAAAATATGATCGGACCATCCCATATAACCTTTTTTAATATTTGGCAGTGAGTAGGTACTGGTTCCATCTTTCTTGGGTCGATTCTTTTTTCTGTGTTTGGTTTTAAATTCTACAAACGCATTCTCATTTTCTATATCAATTCTACCTGTCACTGGCAGAACCGCATTTTTTAAATTTAATGCAATAGATCTTTCGCATTCTGTTTCTCCAGTTAATGCAATTTCTTTCATTGCATCTTTTAATGTTTGGTATGACTTTGCTAAACCAGCTCTTGAGATCTCGTAAACTTTTTTATCTTCTTCATCTACTGGTTTGTAAGTATTAAAATCTTCTAAAACTTTTTCAAAAATTTTTCTTTGTGCTGGTATAGGTTCTTTAGTTAATCCTTTACCTTTGATATACATCCACTCAAACTTTCCGAATGTAAGTTTAAGCAGCTCTCCAAGACATGTTCCCGTAAACATCTTTGCATTACCAGGTAGATCTCTTCTTTCTTCTTGTGATAAGTATAAATATTTATATGCCCAGAGACATATCATCGAATTTAATTGAGTAGGGGACCAGTGATTAAGTTTGTAGATCTCTACCCAAGCAGGCAGCTCTTTAATGTTTTCTAAAAAATCATCTGTAATTTCTTTTGCTACAGCTTTTTCTTTTGTAATCATAAAATCAAATCAATAGATTCTTTTATGTACAAATATGGAATAGTGTCAATACAAAATAGGTATATTTGTGTATTTTTACAACTTATGTGTTAATTAATTGGTTAATAAGCAAAGGATTATACTTAACTTTAACAGGTGTAGCCAAATCCAAATCTTTTGGTGTGATGTTATTTAATACTGGCTGTCTATTTAATGGGTTTATAACTGATAAGGTAAAATCTGCATTTGATGTTAAAACACCAACAACATCTGAAATATTTTTAAATCTTTTTTTATAATCTTTTGATGGTTCGCAATAACAAAGTTTACTTATTGCTAAACTACTAAATTTTTTAATTTTTGGAATATCAAATAACATTATTTCTCCATCAATAAAGGATCCAGGTATATTACTTTGAATAGCTTTTATGTTTTTATGGTAATATTCATAAGGTATTTGAATTAATTGTTGATCCTCTTTATCTATTTTTTGTACTTTAAAAGATTCAGTAAAATAATATTTTAAAGGCACTTCTTTTTTAGGTGTATATACTTCTATTGGATGGCAGCCAATAACTTTAGCAATATCTTCTGCTTGATCCCATTTAATATCTCTTGAATTTTTAGCCCAACGATTAATTGTTGTAGTATCTTTATGTAATTCTTTTGCTAACTGTCTTTGGTTCCAGCCTTTACGATCTAATAAATCTTTTAGTAATGCCATAGTTTTTTTATCGTGATTGTTAGGTATTACTTTTTCATTTTTATAGTCTAGTTTATTATTAGCAGTAGAATCTACTAATATACCCATATCTGATTCTTTCAATTCATAAATATTATTTTTTGACATTATGTCAATAATGTAATCTTTAAGTTATAAATGTCAACATATTCCTTTTAAAGTAATTAATGGTTGTAATTATCTACTATTTATCCCGTATTATGCACATCTAATATAGGTATTAATTTTGACAAATAAGCAATTATCCATATAAGCAAATTTATGAGCTTAGAACAATTCAGATTAAAAAAAGGTTTTTCACATAAAGCATTAGCTAAGTTTTTAGGTTTAGCAGGTACATCTCCAGAAAGCACAGTTTGCAGGTGGTGTACTGGAGACAGGATTCCAAGACCAAAGTACATGGATCTTATTAAAAATAAAACTAAAGGAGCTGTAAAGCCAGCTAGCTTTTATGCGTAAGAAAAAAAAACTTACAGGCACAATAGATGATTACAAAATGGTTCATGTTATTACTCATGATTGGGTTTCTAATTCTGAGTGGATGTCAATTTCCAAAGCAAAAAAACTTGAACCCGCTAAGTGTCATTCGATCGGTAGGCTCTTTAATAAAACAAAAACCAAAATCCAATTATTCGGATCCTGGAGTATTGATGAAGATGGATCTATTGAAATTGGAACAGTAGAAACAATCCCTAATTCATGGGTCATTGAAATAAAGGATCTATGAAATTAATTATTTTTATAGTTTTGTTTTCGTTATTGTATTGGACCCTTGCACCTAAATACGTCAAATCTGATGAATGGGATGAGTTTTGTAAAGTATGGATGAAGTATGTAAACAAACATCCACAAGCTTTACATGCAGGCTGTTGCGACATCGATCATCCAACAAACGATATATTAAAACAAGAATATCTTGGGGATCCTATGCTTATGTGTGATGGAGAGTATGTTCATGGATAATGATAAAGAAAAAAAATACCAAGAGATAATAGCTTTAAGAGATCAGACTATTGCACAGCTTAAAAAAGATATTGATAGACTCCAGGAAGAGTTTGATAATTTTAAGATTATTAATGCGGACCACCAAAAGTTAAATGGAGAGCTGCGTCTTGAAGTTAATAAATTAAAAAAAGAAAATGAAAGTTTTAAAGATCCTTTGAATGAATTGCGAAAGGATGGGGATCTGTAGTGGCTCGGAAAATTTATTTTAAAGATGTGAAGTTTTCCGCGTATTCGATTTGGCATAGATCTTTGCCAGAACGGCTTGGCATGATTGATATTGATGCGGTGGGTATTTGTTTAAAATGTAAAAAACCGCTTTATCTTGCTGAAACCGCATTCGATGTTGGTCAGAGTTTTAAAGCAACAACTACTACTGAGGCTTTAGCTAACATGGCTGGTTTACCCTCATTCCTGGTTTTCTATAAGGTTGATGGAGCTGCGGTCACTTCATTTAGAATTAAACAATTAACACCTATTAAAACAGATGAGATGTTAATGGAACCCGATGGCTGGCTACAGGTTATGGAATTGCTAAAAGAAAGGCACGATATGATTTGTGATAAGAATAAATGAGTCTATTTTTTGTTGCCGATAAAGCTATCTTGGATGACTCCAGGCTAAGTTCGAACGATGTTCGGGTTTATTATAAATTAGTATCTTATATGAACCGCCACACTGGCAGCTGTTATCCGCGCCATGCAACAATATCTAAAGGTATTGGTTTAAGTAGATCTACTATTTATAGAAGTATTCTACATCTTGCTAAGCTGGGGTATGTTAAAATAACAAGGAAGAGTTCAACTAACGAATATCATTTACCTAAACAAGTAATACTAGAAAATACTAGAAAGAAACTGATTGTGGATAATTATGTGTCAAATAAATCAAATAATGTGTCAGTAGTGACTGATATTAATAAAACTAAATATAACTATTATAGGGGTAAGAATAATAATAGGTATAACTATAATAGAGCATATTCCGACAGGGGGGTTGCAAATCATTCTAGACGAACGATCGATCATAAAGGAGAAAGTTATAAGAATGACGGAGAATGGGGAGATTACCTGGAATTTCGGTCGGAAAGTGGTAAAAGAATTAAGGTTCATAAGTTTAAGAATCTAATCGAGGAGATTAATAAGCCAAAAAAGAATAGCACCGCTGCACAAATTATTATTACGCAGCATGCACGAAAGATTAGTTAAGTTAATTGAAATATTTGAACAAGCAGGTTCCTGCGAACGTTTAATGAGCAAACCCAAAGCTCCTGGAACACCTGCCATGTGGGATCTCTTAGACATGAGTTATGACCCAAAAGATATAGGCTTTTATGACAAGAAACCTGGACTCAAATTACGAGCTAATTTCAAGCAAATGGCGTGTTGGGAGCTTGCCATTGATTTACTTATCCTGGTTGAATTGGACCAAAGAAGATTGATTTGGGGTCGAGCCATGAGGTTTTCCTGGGCAGCTCTATCTAGACGTTATGGCGTACACAGAACAACAATTAAGAATCGATACTTGTCAGCACTTATCAAATTGGAAGAACAAGCAAAAAAGAAAAACATGCTCGACAACATCGACAAAATAAATTAAACAAAGTGTTATAATGAAAGCAAAAGTATGCACGCAAAGTGTTTCTTTCATTTCCCACCTTTAAATCCTCTATGCCTGGCAGACCACTAAAAAAAATTCAATGTGAGTCTATTGCTAGACACAGTGGAGTTCGCTGCAAGGCAAAGGGGTACTTAAAAAAGAGTGGTCATTACAGGTGTAGATTCCATGGAGGGATGTGCGAGGGAGCAACTACACTTGAGGGAAAGATTAAAGCTTATAAGAATTTATTGCCGTTTAAAAATAAGACGGATGAAGAAATTAAAAAATGGATAATCGATACGAAGAAATAATTAAACGTTTGGAATTGGGAGAACCACTTTCAAAGATCTGTAGAGATAAGACTATGCCTAGTTTATCTTCTGTTTACAAAGCACAAAGAGAAGATGAAGATCTACAAAAAAAGATTAGGCACGCAAGAGAGACAGGCGTTTACACATTGTTAGATAAGATTGCAGAAGATATGGAGATCCCAAAGTCTAATCAAGAGATGCATTTCATTAAAGAAAAATGGAGTCATATCAGATGGATTGCCAGCAAGTTAGCAAGCAACGTGTTCGCTGATAAAACTAAATCAGAAGTGAAACAAGACTTAACTATGTCTATATCGTGGGGTAAGCCAGATGTTAAAAAAGATATTATCGAAGTTAAAGAGATTATGGATCAAGTACCAGGTATGGGCGCTCAAGCAATATCTGGAACAGGCGGAGTTAATCAAGAAAAGGAATAAGGATTAGTTCTGGTTGACCCTTGTTTTTCGGGTACATCAGACGCAGCTGCAGCTTTCCGCGCGCGCGTATGATTTCTGAAATGTTCGCTGTTTGTTCTCGAATGATTCTAAATAGCAACACAAATATAACACAAGGCTTTTATTTTTTAGATTTAGTATAGGTTCTCTGCGGTTTAAGAAACCAATGACGTATTAAAAGGCTTGATTTCTAAAAAGTGAAAAGGGAAATGCGCAAAGGGGGTACCCCCCAAAAAGTGGGCGCTGGCGCGTAATATATATTTATCCCGACTAAGCCACACACACACATACATAGAAAGGTAAACATGGGTTATTCAAAAGAACATAAGAGCAAAACAGGTGGATTGAATGCAAGAGGTAGAGCATTCTTTAATAGAACAACAGGATCTAACCTAAAGAAACAATTAAGCTCTGGTACATCTGGCAGGCGCGTATCATTTGCAGCTCGCTTTGCAGGGATGGCTGGTCCCATGAAAGATAAAAACGGCAAGCCTACAAGAAAAGCTCTAGCATTAAAGAAATGGGGTTTTGGTTCTGTAGCTGCTGCAAGAAATTTTGCAAATAAAAACAAGAAAGCATAAATGGCAAAAGATAGATTCACAGATGAATTAATTACCGCTATGGTTTTTATAGCTGAGGATACAAATGGATTAGTAATTCATTTAAACGGATTCCAGAATGAGCATCACGCTAATAAGTTTGTAAACAAGTTAATGAAAAATAGTGGCATAGATTATAAATCTGTAAGAGATCTATTCGATTTACCAACAATACATTAGGAGGGTTAATGAAACTTAAAGACCATATTCCACATATTGTTAAAGAACATAAAACAGTTTGTGCAATTATAGCGGTAGTTATTGTTGTTCTAGCTATTTTATAATGCACGTTGAGATACCATACACTCCAAGGGAGCTGCAGGCTAAACTACATGATGATCTAGATAAATATAGATTTGCTGTACTTGCATGCCACAGAAGATTTGGAAAAACAGTATGTATGTTAAACCATCTTATTCGCGCTGCTTTACAAAATACTTTAGTCAATCCTAGATACGCTTATATAGCTCCCACTTATAAGCAGGCTAAATCCATAGCCTGGGATTATATGAAAATGTTTGCTGGAGCTATTCCAACAACCAGGTTCAATGAAACAGAATTAAGATGCGATCTGCCGAATGGCGCAAGAATTACTTTGTTATCTTCTGAACAACCAGATTCACTAAGGGGATTAGCCTTAGACGGAGTAGTAATTGACGAGGTAGCTCAGATAGAACCTAAGCTCTGGAATGAGATAATTAGACCCGCTCTATCTGACAGAAAGGGATTCGCATATATGATCGGTACGCCAGCTGGGATGTCGAATCTATTTTACGAATTGTATCAATCAGCTTTAGCAGATCCTAAATGGTTCGCTTATACAGCAGCTGCATCGGATACTAAGATTATAGACCAGGAAGAATTAGACGCTGCTAAGAAAGCTATGGGGGAAACAAAATTCCGCCAGGAGTTCGAGTGCGATTGGATTGCAAATATCGAGGGATCCATTTACGGCAACATTATGAAAGCTGTAGAAGATCAAGAGCAGATTACTCTTATGGAATATGATCCAAGTTTATTAGTATCTACTGCTTGGGATATAGGAGTCGGAGATTCCACAGCTATTGTTTTTTTTCAAAAGCTTGGTAATACGATAAGGATTATAGATTATTACGAGAATAGACGAGAGGGATTACCGCATTATATTTCTATTCTTAAAGATAAAGATTACATTTACGATAAGCATTATGCACCGCATGATATTGAGGTACAGGAATTTTCTTCTGGTAAAACTAGGAGAGAGGTAGCATATCAACTAGGAGTCAATTTTAGAATACTTCCTAAGATTCCACTAGAAGATGGGATCCATAGTTTGAAAATGTTATTACCCAGATGTTGGTTTAACCTGGATAAGACTAAACCTTTAATAGATGCTTTGAAACATTATCATCGAAAATATAACGAGAAGATGAAAATGTTTCATAATAAGCCAACTCATGATTGGAGTTCGCACGCAGCAGATGCGATGAGATATTTAGCTATGTCGATAAATGATTATGAGAACAAAAGTAAAATACAACAAACGATCGCAGTGAGCGATTATAAAATACATGAGGGTATAAGATGAGTTTTTTAACACCAAAAATTCCAGCGATGCCGCCAGTTCCACCAGTGGAACCTTTACCGCAATCCCCAGATTACGAGGATGAGGAAAGAAGAAAACAGGCAGCAGCTGATGCAGCAAAACTTAGAAGAAACAGAGTAGGAAGAAAACAGACTATTCTTACTTCTCCTTTAGGGGATGAGTCTGAGGCAACTGTTGAAAAGAAAACTTTATTAGGAGGATAGTATGGGAGGAGTAGTATCAAGACCAAAACCACCCGCTCCAGCTCCTGTAGTCGTTGCGCCAACAAAAGCAGAAGTATCACAAGCAACATCTACTGATTCTGGAATTGATAGGGGTAAAGGAAGATCATCAATGATATTAACGGGTCCGCAAGGATTAGGCAGTGGCGATTTAAAATTAAGAAAGAAAACTTTATTAGGATAATTTATGGAAATAATACCAAAGGCTAAAAGAGTTATAGACACATATAATTCTTTACGGGGTCAAAGAGGAACATGGGAATCTCACTGGCAAGATGTAGCAGATTACATGCTACCAAGAAAAGCAGATATTACACAGAAAAGATCTAAAGGAGATAAAAGGCATGAGCAAATCTTCGATGGTACTGCAACACATGCTTTAGAATTATTAGCAGCATCTTTACATGGGATGTTGACTTCTACTACTTCCGCTTGGTTTTCTTTAAAGTACAGAAACGAAATGGTAGATCAAGACGATTCAGCGTCTGAATGGTTGGAAGATTGTAATAAAGTTATGTTGCAAGCATTCTCTAGATCTAACTTCCAACAAGAAATTTTTGAATTATACCATGATCTAATTGCATTTGGTACAGCAGGAATGTTTATCCAAAGTGATGAAGATGATGATTTAAGATTTAAAACTATTCATATCTCAGAGTTATTTATATCAGAGAACCAGAAAGGTTTAGTAGATACAGTTATTAGAAAGTTTATTCTAAAAGCTAGATCTTTACCTGCGATGTTTCCAAAAGCAGAATTACCTCATGATATAATGGAACAAGTAAGAAATAATCCTCAAGATGATGTAGTTATACTTCATGCTGTTATGCCTAATGAGATGGGTGGTATATATGAGAACAATGTAAACAAACCTTATTCAAGCTGTTATGTTCATGAAGATACTGGTTTCTTATTAAGTGAAAGTGGTTTCAATGATTTCCCTTATGTAGTTCCAAGATATTTAAAAGCATCTAATGAGATCTATGGCAGATCTCCTGCGATGAATGCTTTACCAGATGTTAAGATGTTAAACACAATGGCTAAAGTTTCTATCAAAGCAGCTCAGAAACAAATAGATCCACCTTTAATGGTACCCGATGATGGTTTTGTATTACCTGTAAGAACAGTACCTGGAGGATTAAATTTCTACAGATCTGGAACCAGAGAAAGAATTGAACCATTAAATATTGGTAGCAACCAGCCTTTAGGTTTACAGATGGAAGAGCAAAGAAGAAAAGCTATTAGAGAAAACTTCTTTGTCGATCAATTATTATCTGTTCAAGGATCTAACATGACAGCAACAGAAGTCATGCAAAAACAAGAAGAGAAGATGAGAATACTTGGTCCAGTATTAGGTAGATTACAATCTGAGTTATTACAGCCATTAATAACAAGATGTTTTAATATTTTACTTAAACAAAAGAAATTCCAGGAAGTTCCAGAGTTTTTAGCAAATCAAGTTATAGAAATAGAATATGTTTCTCCAATAGCTAAAGCTCAAAAATCTGGAGATCTATCATCTATCATGAGAGGTATTGAAGTATTTGGAGCAATCCAACAAGTATCTCCTGTATTTGATTATTTAGATGTAGATGGATTAGTAGCTCATCTAAAAGATGTAATTGGTTTACCTGCTAAGATATTAAGATCTAGAGCTGAGGTAGAGCAGATGAGAGAACAGAAACAA